TGCTTCCATTTGTTTTTCAATAGAAGTTTCAAAGTCAAGTAGTGATTCTGTTATACCAACTACTGAACTCATATTCAATCCAAGTTTTCTTGCTGCAATTCCAGCTTGTACTAAGTTATTACTACCAGATTTGGCAAATTGAGCAAAGAACTCAGCATTTTCTGCTATATCCCTAAATACATCAGCAGGAGCGACTCCAGCGTCACCGGCGAGTTGTCTATTAATTTCTATTTGAGCTAGTAGAGCTTCCCTACTTGCACTTGATACTGATTCCATCACGGAGAGAACTGATGTTAATTGGTCAGCTGTAGTACCAGTTTGTAATGCAACTTTAGCTAAGTTAAGACTAAGACCTAAAGCTTCACCCCTACTTGCTCCTAAGTTATCCTTTGCTGCTTTAAAAGACTCTTTTATATCTTCAGATTCTAATCCAAAAGCTTTACCAGCAAATGCCAATCCTGTGAAAGCTACGTTCATAGCAGCAGCTTCTACCGCACCAACACCTAAATCTTTTCTTGTTTGAGCTACTGCCTTTTGAAATTTTACAAACGCGAAAGCGGCTGCTGCAATTACAGCAGCAATGGCCAAATATGGATTAGCACTTGCTATTATATTAAACATTTTACCAGCAGCTTGTAATTTTCTAAATCCAGCTAATCTTTCTTTTACATTTGCTATCAAATCTTTTGACATATTTAAAGCATCAGCGTCTAATTGTCCTTGTTTAACATCTTCTTTTGTTGCGTCTTTATCTAGTTTGAGAGATGATTTAGCTGCTGCCAAAGACATTTCTTTAACTTTGAATGTGCTATTAACTAAACTGTCAATTTTATCATATGTTTGAAGTTGGTCTTTTAAATCTTGACTAATTCCTACTAAACTTTCTTTAGTTTCAGCCTTTCTTCCAAAATGACCCTGTTTTTTGGCCACTTTACTTTACACCTGCTCTTTTCCAAAGGTCTCTTTCAAATTTTGATTTCTGAGCTTTAGACATACCCTTCATATCGTTTTCTATATCTTTTACTAATGCAGCGACACGAGCTAATTTTTTACCAACTTTTGGGTCTTTTTTACCCATATCTTTAGCAACTTGTTTTCCAGCCTGTGTTGCAATTCTACCAAACATCTTATCGAGAAAGCCTTCGATAAGTTCTGGTGTTAATTTTTTGTATTTTGCCATTTGAATCTCCGTATTGAGTATAGTGAGTCAATAATAAATATCAATTACACAGAAAATTACTTTTTATATGAACTCTTATGTTTGTTCATTTCTTTTTGTAATTCGTCTGCTTCTTTCTTATAGAAAGTTTGTAGTCGTTTTAGATAGAATGTACGAAGATATATAGGTAAGTTGTAAGCATCACCAAAAGTGAAACCACCTTTTGAGTGTAATATTAGTTGAAATATTTCCTCGTGGAGTTGAAGTTTATATTCCGGCGGAAGGCCAAAAAAATCGAAGGGTGATCGGAATCACCACTGCTGTCTCCTTTCCATCAGAATCAAATATTGTTGCATTCATATCTACATCTGGTGTAATCGTTGATAAATAGTTTCTAAATGGTAGAGAATCCCTTGATAAAAACTCATTATCTACAAAGTTATTTATATAAGATTTTTCAGACTTACCATCTACTGAAATTATCATATGTTTTAAACGAGTAGTTAGTTCAAAACTTTGGTTTTTAGATATTTTTTTCTTTGCTTTGATTTCTTCTGCTATTTCATCTTCATCTTTTCCAGTTAATAACTTAAAACCAATTTCTCTTTCTGAAACAGGTAATTTATATGTATGTTCATTGACACCCTTAGTAAATTTAGAAAAATCTATTTTTGCAGGTTCAAGTTTTGATAAATCTACTGATTGTTCTTCTTCATCATAAGTAAATTTATATTCTTTACCATAACCAAGAATACGAGCAGCTATCATAATAGCATTCTTATCACCGACTAACATATCATCTAATTTAATTGATTTGTCTACAATTAAAGATTCTAGTAATTTTTCAATTACAGTACCTTGTTGTATTAGGTTCTGAGAGGTAAGAATATCTTCTTCTTTAGCGGTCATATATTTTACTTCTACTTTGCCACTTGAAAGTGGATGACCTTCAAAGTAAAAATACCCCTTAGATGGTAATTCTACCACCTCTGTAGGGAATTTGTAATCAGCCATAAATGACTCCTTTGTGATTAAATTTTAATAACCAATTATAAATATAACTGTTTTGTTCGTAAATAACTAATTATTTTGACGGTGCGAATTTCTCTTTGATTGGTTTAAGAATCATATCGAAAACGATATCGTCATATTTTGTCGGGGTAAGTTTTACGATTTTTTCTAAAGCGTAAATCGCGATTAAAACATATTCCCAATTTGCTGCTATCCATTCAGTCATTGTATTCTCCTATTAGAATTGTAAGATTGCGTAATCATATTTTAGTGTTAATTGAATTTCTGCGGGGTCACTTGATGCATAATCCATATCACCAAAGTTTGCAGTTTCAATATAAGTACCTTTTAATGTCCATTCTTCTACTACGTCACCAACTGGTCCTAGCATATTGAATGTAACATCTTTTTTATAAAAATCTGAGTATCCATCACGACCTGTTACTGATTCGTGTGATAACCTAACCCATTCCATAACCGCTTGTGCACCACTTGGAACTACTGGATCATAAAGTGTGACCTCAACAGGCTGCCATGAACCTTTACCCTTGATGTATCTTTTTACATTAATATGGTCTAAAACAATCTCTTCGAACTGAATACTTGGTCTGTTCGCTGTTTTAACTAAATATGATGGTATACCTTCTATATACATGATGAACCGATTCTTTGTTTTCGGTTCAAACGGTGTGAACATAATTTCTGAAGGATCTAATGTAGCCATTCTTTGTTCTCCTAAAAAGTCTTTTGTTTGTACTCATAAATAAATATCAAATAAAGAAATTTTAAGTAAAAAAGAAAAACCCCAATCGAAATTGGGGCTTCTCATTATACGTTACATCTATTTATAAGTCAGACTTATTCAGGAAATGTAGCACCTGTTGGTTGAACGACAAAATCGAGTACAATAAACTCAGCCGTTCGTGTTGGTTGAATAAATATCTGACCAACTAATTGATTTCTATCCACAATATCTGGAGTATTATTGGAATCATCCATTACTACTCTAAATGCACTTAAACCACTATTAGATTGTACTTGTTCAAGATAAGGATTTACAATGTTCAAGAAACGATTTCTTAGTGCTTGAGTATTTTGTTCAAATACTAAGTATCTTGATGAACTTGCAATAAACTTTCTTAATGCAATTAACAACCTACGAACATTGATTCTATCTAATGCTGATGGTTTAGATTGTAGTGTTTTCTGTCCAAATACTACCACACCTTGACCAGGGAAAGAAGCGATTGGATTGATTCTGTTCTCATACAAATCATCTCTCTCTGAATGTGTTAGTCTTGTCTTAGCTTCTAATACCGTAGTTAAACCACCACGATTCAAACCAGCTGGAGCGAACCATTCATGTGATACTTGGTCTGTAAAACTGATAACACCAGGTATTACTACTGAAGGTGGCACCCATACAGGACTATTTGTTTCCCTATCTACAATTTTTACCCAGGGGTAATAAACACCAACATAATTTGTATCTAATGTTTTAATTGTTGACTTTACAGTATCAATTGAATCAGAGTATGCTGTAGCATCCATTATATAGAAAGCATCTGCTCGAGTTTCCGTCTTAGATATTGCGTGATTAGTTATCGTTGAGTGTAATCCATGAATCACACCAGGTGTTACCAATAGATTAATATCAAACTCATCAGGATTACTTATAGCGTTAATAGCCCTCTTATATCCAACTGAACCACTAGCAGAAGAATCTGATAAATCAAATCCTTGTGTATTAGTAGATGAAATATCTGGACCTACCGAGAACGGAGTTGCTGGATTGCTTCCGTCAAATCCCCATTGGAAAGGTATTGTGAATTTTCTCTGTGCAATCGCTGAATTTGTAAGTGATATTAACTCTGTTCCATCTGCAAAAGTAGAAGCTAATGTGCTTGCATCAGCGTGACCTAACATATTTTCAAGAGACATAGTTACATTATTTCCCACATTTGCAGCGTTTGGTATTGGACCTAAGTAATTTTGACTATCTGTAATACTAAAGTTGAAACCATAGAAAACAGTTGAATCATAATCATTACTTGCATTTGTTTGTTGTATTCTAAATGAAGCTGAAGGTACATTTGTAGTTCCTGGAACAGTATTATATACTGCTTTGAATCCCATTGGAATTACACTTTTTGGAAACCTAAATACTCCATCTTCTACCATATCTGCATAGTCACCGACTCTGACATATTTACTCAAGTTAACGAAATCACCATAATAGGTTAATTTACCATCTGAGTCTATCTCAACCCATCTATCACCAATTCGTTTAGCAAAAAAGTTTGGTGAAATTGGGTCAAATGTTAAATTATCAAATTGTTCTAATATATTATCATTATCTATGTTACCAGGATTATGTATTCGTACTTGTATTGAGAATGAACCAAAATCTGAACCAGCAATATCCGTATCTGGTTTTATATTTAGTATATTAACTTTGTAAGAACTGTTTATATCACTACCATGTGAACGAGTGTAAACTCTAAATAAACTAGACCTAGACCCATTGGATAGTTGTGATTGAATATACGGTGTTCTTCCAAAACTATATGAATTATTACCAGTAAAGGTACTAGCATTACCCTTTGTATCATATGAGGTTGAACCAAATTTAAAATCAAATCCAACTCCAGATGCACCATCGTGTTTTACTACTGAAGCAGAGGCAAGGGTATCGACATCACCGACTAGCATACTAGCTTGTTTAAAAGCTTTGTATACATAGACAGATGAATCATTACCACCTGACTTTGATGATTGTGGGTCTTCACTTATTACGTTAGTAATATAATTTGCACTTGAAGTGTTAAATGATAGTGCATAATTTTCGGGTGTTGTATCACTTCCTGAAACTTGTAGACTAAAGGCAGTCCAAGTACCTGCTCCTAATGTTCCAGCAGCATTACTCGCACTAGTATATGTCGATGCAATATCAGCAGTTCCATTCCCACCACCCCTTGATGGTGCAAGTATTGCCAATGAATGTGTCGCTATACCAGTTGCACCATCATTTGACATAAATGATGCGGATAACGTTGCTGAATAAGCAACTAATTCAAGTGCATCTGCAACATAACCACCGATACCAAGTACCCTGACTATTGTTACGACTCCTGCACTTCTTAAATATTGTTCTACTGTGTATGGTGTGTAAAATCTTCTATCAACTCCGCCAAACATCTCTTCAAATTCTTGAAAATTTGAAATTTGAGTAGGTGTGAATGCTGGGCCTTTTTTAGTTGGGCCAATAATTGCTGCACCTATTTCACCGATTGCTTGAGGGAGGAATGAAAGATCTCTTTCACGGGTAAATACACCAGGCGAAACGATTCTCTCTGCCATTGTAATTCTCCTAATTAATTTTATATACTAAATCTTTGAATAAGCGTGATTATTCTATAATAAGTATGATATAGCTTTCCTAAAATGTATTATTTAGGGGTTTTTTTTAAATTAATTGTTAAGTTGATGGTGTAAATACACCTGTTTTTGGATCAAGTTGACCAGGACCATATTTTTCGTTTAAAGTTTTAACAATATCACGTTCTTCTTGTTGAACTGTCTGATATTCTGTTTCAACTTCTTCAGTACGAATATTGAGAGCATCAATCTGTTGATTCAATAATATTTTTTGAACTGCAAGTTGTCCTAAGACGTTTTGTTTTTCTCCGTAATTAGTTTGTAACGATTGTAATGATTGTAGCTCTTCATCTGTGAATTTTAGTTCTTTAGATTCTTCTACAACGTTTGTTTCTTCAGCCATAACTATATTCTCCTATATTTTTATAGTCTCGTGTTTAAATAAATATCATATTATATTTGTAAATAAACTTTTTTTTTATACTTCTACAACCTTATATGAACGGCCTGATGCATCAGAACCTGTTAGTGCATTCATCTTTGTAGTAGCATCTGCTTGTGCGTCACTACCACTATACTCCCATATTTGCTCACCACTACCACTTAGTTTAGCAACGTAAATATCACGTGATGCCCATTCTGGATCTGTCCAAGTTTCACCATTTCTATCCACACTTGATGTTGGTGATGGTAATAATTGTTTAAATATTCTATATGGCATTATATTCTCCGTTTAATATAAATATTAATTTTCTAATTCTTTAACTCTTTTTGTTAATGTTTTAACTTGTTCAGATAACTCTTGGACTGCTTTTATAAGTGGAGTTACAAACTCACCTTTTGCCACACGTTGCCTTCCGTCTGAGCCAACGCTCCATCCACTAAAAGTTTTACAATCAATATCATCAAGAGATTGTTTTACTTCTTGAGCGATAAGACTGTGAAAAACCTTATCACCATCCATTGGCTTTTTATTGTTTATATCGTAAGAATCCCACTCTTTAGGAAATTCGCTTGGGGATTTATGGTTGTATGTTGTGGTTCTTAAACTTTTTATAAACTCAAGACCTAAACTATCGTCTTTTATATTTTTCTTTTGTCTTCTATCAGATGTAGCCGACCAAGAATCTGAACTGAAATCAGTATGTAAATGATTAGAATTATCACCAATATGAACTCTACGGTCTGCCGTTCCTGCGTAATTATATCCTATTACAATTTGATTTTCTGCATCAGTAGCTGAACAATCAATTGCAATACCTAAACATACATTATTAAAACCATCAACTAATGCATCTCCAACTCCGTGACCTATGAATGTATTACGATAACCTGTATTAATAGCTACTCCAGCATTTACACCTATAAGAGTATTATTTGAGCCACCTGTTAAAGCATAACCAGCACTCTGACCTACAGCAGTATTAGAATCACCAGTCGTAACACCAATTCCTATTGCATCATCACCAATAGCT